CGGAGGTTGCCAAAACCAGAGGGGCGCGGTTGGTTCGGGTAGTACGGGATGGGGGCGAGACCACGGGACGCGCGGTTGGCGTTGAGCAGACGACGCTTGTTGTTCTGCTCGCGGCGCATTCTCTCCATGATCTGGCGCTCCGCACCTGCAATATTCGAGTTTACATTCAACCCCGATGCGTTAGCCCGCAGTTGACGAAGACGGCGCAGGGCCGTGGTGGTGTTGCGCTCATCCACGGCTTTCTGTATACCATTGCGCAGGGCCGATACGAAATCGGAACGGTAAGGCTCGTTTTTGTAAGCGCCCAGGTGCCGAGCCCACGAGCGCAAACGCGTCGAATTGAGGGTCAGGCTACGGAGAGCGGCCGCGTCACGGCGCGCCTTGGACTCGATGGCCCTGACCAGCTTTTCACGAAGGGGTTCGGACATGCGATTAAAGTAACGCTCACGAATGCGCATGAGATCATCCGTGGGTGTGTAGTTGGAGATATTACGCTGGGATATGCCCAGGACCGCCAACTCGCGGTTGGTGTTCGTACTCATCCCTCTATATCTCTTGGCAAGATTAATTGCGCCCTGGATCGTCTCCGCGCGCAGTTTTTTCTCGAGTTCGGGCTTGAGAGAGGCGGGCACGCTTATCACCCCCCCGTGCTCCACAGGCTTCAAACTATATTTCTTGCCGTTGAATTCGAAATTTTTTGGCGTTGTTCCTGTACCCTCTATCAGAGTCGAAATGAACGCATTCATATTCTTATTTTTATCTATATTTTTTTCCGCTTTGACCCGCCGCCAAGCAATCGGTGTGTAACGCGTCTTGGTCATTCTTTGGAAAGGAGTCGAACGTGACACGAGTTCCGCATACAGAGCCCTGGCGTTCTCATTGGTCATTTTTTCACCCGGTGCGCTGAGACGGCGCGCGAGGATGGCCGCGGCCATTGGCGTCTTCAACAACTGGAGGGGGGTCATGCCGAGTTTACCTGCCAAATTTTCCAACTCGGTCGCCGCGAGCTTCGGGGCGTGGTAGCGCGCTCCGGAAACGCGGCCCGAGGGTAGGGTCAGTGTACCGGACTTGAGCCCCTGAAGGATGGTGGCCGGTGACAAACCTTTCAGTTTTTTAGCCACCCGGACAGACAGGGCCTCGGGTGTAGGCTTGATCCCGGTAGCGGCAGCCTCGGCCTCGGCCTCCTTCACCACATCCTCGACCGCCTTCCCCCTGATATTCTGGAGACTAGGCATCTTCATGGGTGAGTAACGGGGCGCGAGGAACATGCGGGGCGCTGAACGCACGCTCATCCCTGGAATCTTCACCCCACCTGCATCATACCGCGAAGTAATAAGCTGAAGTTTGGTTCCCGCGAGCAAAGTCTTCAATCTTTCGAGTGAGAATACCGAGAAGGCGGCGGAGAGCACGCCCGCCACACCTGCGATCCCCTTCTTTCCGTATTCTAAAATTTCCATAATTTTCTTGAGAGCCTTTTCCTTCCACGTCAAGGGGGCCCGGCCGTACACCACCTCATAGGCTATTTCCATGAGGCGATCCTCGTCAGACTTTTCGAAGATAGACTTGACCTTTTCCCAACCACCCTTGAGCGTGGAGAGAATTTGGGCCGCGATTGCTGCCGTGGCGGGTGGGGCCGCCGTGACGGCCCGCGTCAGTTGCGTCTGCGACCCCTTTTTCAATTCCTCTTCGACTATTTTCATAAAGGGATCGTTCGCGTTCCGTGGTTTGGTTTTGTTCGGCAGAACCTCCACGAGATTACCCGCCATCTACTAGGGCCCGCGAAAAAAAAGGGTCTTGTGGACACCTGGCCCTCGTGCCATCCAGCCCTAGTCAACAAACACAAACATGCGTCTCCTGTCTCACCAGCACGCGGGTGTCGAGTGGCTCTTGGCCCGCGAGCGCGCGGTCGACTATCCAGGCGGGTTCCTATGTGACGAGATGGGCCTGGGTAAGACGGTCCAGCTCATCGCCACTATGCTGCAGAACCCCATGCCTCGCACGCTGGTCGTAGTCCCCAAGTCCCTAGTGACCCAGTGGGCTTCGGAGATCCTGAAATTCGCACCGGAGATGACGGTTCACACATTTGACGGTGCCAAGCGCCGCGTCAGCCCTACCGCGCAGGTGACTATCGCACCGTACTCGGTGCTGCCGCAGCGCAAGGGTGGCCCCGTCTGTCCACTTCTGGGCGTCTTGTGGGACCGCGTTATCCTCGACGAGGGCCACGAGATTCGCAACCCGAAATCCAAGACGCACATCGCGTGCAGTGCCATGGGCGCACGCGTGCGCTGGGTCGTCACGGGCACCCCCGTCTTCAACTCCATCAAGGATTTCGCGGCGCTTGGGTTGTTCATTGGAATCCCCAAGAGTCACGTGCAGTGCTACACGGATGATATCCGTCAAAAGTACCTGCTCCGTAGAACCAAGGCGGATTGCACGCGGTTCACCCTCCCGCCGTGTGAGATCGAGACGGTCGAACTCGACATGAATCCGGCCGAGTCTGAGCTGTACCACCAGGTCTGGCTCCAGTCGCAGCAGACCGTATCGGACATCTTCGCGACCGGTGAGGCCAACAAGCACCAGATGGAGCTGATCGAGGCGCTCCTCCGTGTCCGGCAGGTGATGGCCTGGCCCCAGCTCTACACCGATGGGATGGCCGTCAAGACTGGGACCGACCCCACGGCCTGGGCCGGTGGCTCGACCAAAATGGACACCCTGATCGAGTCCATCCAGTCCCACCCCAAAGAAAAGTCGTTGATCTTTGCGCAATTCATGGGTGAGATGGATGAGATCCACGTGCGCCTCAAGGCGGCCGGCTTCCGTGTGTACCGGATAGACGGGGGGGTCGACACTGAGCGCCGGGCCCAGCGTATCGAGCGCTTCAAAAAGACGGATAAACCCGCTGCATTTATTATCCAGATCAAGGCGGGCGGGGTGGGTCTGAACCTCGCGGAGGCTTCAAGGGTCTACATCACCACGCCCGCCTGGAACCCCGCGACGGAGCTGCAGGCGATTGCACGCGCGCACCGCAACGGCCAGACAAACAAAGTTTGGGTGAAGAAGCTGATTTACAAGGGGACGGAGACGCTGCCGAGCATAGAGCAGTCCATCCTCGAACTGCAGGGGCACAAGTCGGCGGTCTGCGCGGAGGTGCTGCAGGATGACCGCTTGAGATCGCAGCTGCCGACCGCGCCCAAGAATGGGGTGACGGTCCGCGCTGTCCGCAAGATATTCGCTGTGTAATACAAAGATGACCAGTCCGGGTTCAATCCGTCGCAAGCGCGCCATGAATGCAGGTAACGCCGCCGTAAGGGCCCGGACCGCCGCGATGACGCGTGCGAATGGGCTCCGGCGGCAAATCTACCTCGCGGCCCTCTTTAATAGTCTCCCTCGTCCATCAAATAAAAAGCCAACTAAACGTAAATGACCATTAGACAACTCCGCCTGAAACACGCACGGGCCCTGCGTGAACTCGCGGCTTCATACACGCGCCGCCGTGCCGCCATCATCAAGGCCCAGGCGGCCCAGATGCGTGAGCGCCTCAGCCATGGTCCGAAGAGCGGCAGCCACGGCAAGTCTCTCGCATATTCGAAAAAGTGGCATGACCTCCTTTCCAAGCCGCTCATCAGTCACAATAAAAAAATATAAGTATCTTATTAAATGCACGATCAGGCTATCGGCTCCCGCGCCCAGGTTTTCAGCGGTACGGCCCACCACACCACCGGTGGCCTGACCAAGGCCGACCTCAAGAAGAACCCCAAGACGGGTGAGATTGTCAGCAAGGCCAAGGCTGCGGCCGAGAAGAAGAACCCGTGGATAGTCGCGGTCGGCAAGGCTAAGAAGGAGCTGAAGATAAAGAAGGGTGAGATGGTCCTTGTCTCGAAGGGCACGCCCCTGTACGAGAAGGCCAAGGAGCTCATGAAGTAGAGAGTCAGTCGTCCTCCAAGAGAGCGCGCCGCGGGATGACGACGGGTGAAGACCCGTAGGAGCCCGTGTGGGGTGCGGAGGGTTCCCCCTCGGCCCAGATGCGCACCTGCGTCGCGCGGCACGTCAGACCATACTTGTCGTTAAAGTGATAAGAACCGGGAATTTCCATAATACACGAAACGTCCGCACCTTTCATGCGCTCAGCCCCGTCGGCCACGAGCGTCCCATCCGCCTTGAAAAATAGGGTGCCATCGTCCACCTTGAGACGGAGCACGCCCGCCTTGAGGTTCGAGCTAAAGGGCACGTCCGAACACAACTTCTTCTCGAGAATTTCGTACCAATTCACGAAATCTTCGTCTGGAATACTCACCTGAAAAGATCTGTACTCGGTGTTCACGCCCCACTGACACACACCTCTAGGCAGTTGGAACTTTAGAGGACCCAGCCCCGTCAGCGAAAACTTGGGACGCGTCCTACCCGTCCCGGCGTCTATCTCGATGTCATCGATGCAGACCTCATTCCACTTGGGCATTCTTTAAATTATTTTGTCTGCATTTTTTAAGTACACATGCCTAACGGACGTGAACAACCCCTGGGAAATATGAGCTTTGCACAGATGGCCTCGGCCGTGAATCGTCTGCACAAAGCGACTGCAAAGAATTCAGCGCTACGGGCCCTCGCGCGGCTCGTGGAGAACGAAAAGAAGGCCGAAAGCCGCGTGGTTACCGTCATGCAGGCGAGACGCGAGGCGGCCGAAAAGGCCCGGAAGATCGCCAATTACCACAAGGCTCAGGCGGCCAAAGCGGCATCAGTGGCCCGCGCGTTGACCAAGGCGGCGAATGCGCGTTCACCGAAATTCGTTAGGCAAGGTCGTTTCGAGGTGTATGACTCGTAATTCAGTCGCCCAAGGAGCCCTCACACCCGGTGTGAACGTGTAGTCGCCAAAGGGCCCGTACAATTCAAGAGAGTACTCTTCCTGTCTCAAGTTGAATATAGTCAGGCCATCGTCTCGTAGACTAAGCTCTATGGGCCGACGGACTATGTGCATCCCCGGAACCACAAAGTTGTGCAGGGACTGTGTATCCCTATCATAAAAGAGCCCATCGTGGCTCTTGAGCAGCCAGCCGATGTGAGCAGAGCGCCACGGGGCGAGAGGTCTGGGCCCGAGCCCCAGTTCCCGCCTCGTATCTATGCTCAGATCCGCCAAGTGAAGGACCCGATTGATCCACATGAATTAATTTACGAACTTTATTTCGTCACGAATCACGAGGTGATTGCTCAGCGTGCGCGGCCCAAACTTGAAGGACCCGTAGATCGTCATGTCGTAGGGCTCCCATCCCATGTTGAAGACATGCAACTGGTCCGGACTTCTGAAACAAGAAAATTTTAAATTTTTTCTTTTCATGTAAAACTCGGGCAAGGGTCTGAAGTCCCAAAGTGTCTGAGTCGAATTGTCATAGACCAACTTGTTTCTAAAATTTTGAAAAAAGTTTTTAAAATTTAATTTTTTAGGAGCAAGACCGAGGTCGAGCCGGGTGTCGATGGGCAGGTCCGCCCGCGAGAGGACCGACCTGACGAGGTCGGGCCCTAAGGTTTCCATGACCCCTTAGTCGAGGCAGTGTTTATTTGTGCACTTGTAAAACTGGGTCCGGTTGACAAAGTTCCCCTTGGCGTTTTCCAGTGCCACGACCGTCATGCGTTTTTTGGGAAACTTCCGTCCGTACCCGTGGGGGTGGGCCGGGTCGAGCGGTATCCACGTGCGGCGCCACGGGTGCCACGCCTCGACCCATAGGGCGTCCGCGCCGTGCCAGTACCCAAGGAGCAACCGGGCCCTGACCCCCTTGCGCTTGAGGATCGTCAAGAGACCCTGCGCAAACTCACCCCCTCGGCCGTACCCAAACTTAAAGAAGTTGTTCGGTTCTAGGAACCGTCTGAATTGTTGCTTGGTTCCACCCGGGCAGGTGTAGGTCTCGACCGACCCGGACCTGACGGGCCGCCGGGCATAGACTCCCTGCGCGCACTTGACCGGGTGGTAAAACCAAAACTTTTTATAAAAATTTTCAACAAGTTTTCTGATCCAAGATTCCCAACGCGCCGGACTCGTGAGCTGAGCGTTGGGAACCAGAGTGGGCACGCGCCGGGCAGTGGCGTGTGCGACCCGCAGTCTAAGAACTGACCTAAGGGTCATCCTTTGTATATGTGGGTATATTTTCAGCCCGAGCACATCATACAAGCCTCGGGGTTCTCGCGCGAGCACGCGAGGGCCGCCACCTTGACCGCCTCGGGATCCAGGGTGAACTTGATGGGCTGAGCCTTGGCACGGGTCCGCAGGTAGTACATGCCCGTCTTGAGCCCCTTGTGCCACCCGTACATGTGCATGGAGCTCAACTTGGCCATCGTCGGATTTTCCATGAAGATATTCAGGGACTGTGATTGGTCGATGTAGGCGCCTCGGTCAGCCGCCATGTCGATGAGCGACTTTTGCGGGATCTCCCAAGCCGTCCGGTACACATCCTTCAGCTGGGCGGGAAGGCCCTCGATGTGCTGAACTGACCCGTTCGCCGCGATGATGCCATCCTTGAGCTCCTTGGACCAGAGGCCCAACTTCTGCAGGTCCCGAACCAGGTGCTTATTGATCATCACAAACTCACCAGCGAGGGTGCGGCGCAGGTAGATGTTGGTCGTGTACGGCTCGAACGCCTCGTTGTTCCCCATGATCTGGGCGGTGCTTGCGGTCGGCATGGGCGCGACGAGCAGCGAGTTGCGTAGACCCCATAGGTGAATATCATGCTTCACTTTTTCGAAAATGGGGTCCGTCTCACCCCATAGGTCAAACTGCAGTAGGCCCTTGTCGGCCGGTGAGTCGCGGAACGTCTCGTAGGTTCCCTCGCTCACCGCCAACTCACACGACTCCTGAAGGGCCGCAAAATAGATGTTCTTGAAGATCAGCTTGTTCAGCTCTCGGGCGGCGGGCTCGTCGAACGAGTAGCCCATCATCATGAAGACGTCCGCCAGGCCCTGCACGCCGATGGCGATAGGCCGGTGGCGCATGTTCGACTTGCGGGCCGCCTCTGTGGGGTAATAGTTCTTGTCAATGACGCGGTTCAGGTTGCGGGTCACGACACGGGTCACGTCTTGGAGTTTATCCAAATCAAAGATGAAGGGGTGGAACCCGTCGGGTGCGGGCCTCAAAAACGATGGCAGACAAATGGAGGCCAGGTTACACACGGCCGTCTCGTCAGGTCCAGAGACCTCGACAATCTCCGTGCACAGGTTCGACGACTTGACGACGCCGATATTCTTCTGATTCGACTTGGCGTTTACGCTGTCCTTGTAGCACATGTACGGCGTCCCGGTCTCGATTTGGGACCGCAGGATCGAGTCCCAGATGGTCCGGGCCTTGACGACCCGCTTGAACCGGCCCTGCGCCACGTACATCCGGTACAGCTCGTTAAACTCCTCACCGTAGACGTCCGGGAGACCCGGACACTCGTTCGGGCACATCAGGTGCCAGTCATCGTCAGCCTCGACCTTCTGCATGAAGAGGTCGGGGATCCAGAGGGCCGTGAAGAGGTCGCGGCATCGAGCCTCCTCGTCACCCTGGTTCAGACGCAGGTCCAGGAACTCGAGGACGTCGGCGTGCCAGGGCTCGAGGTAGAAGGCGAAGGACCCCTTGCGCTTCCCGCCACCCTGGTTGATGTAGCGGGCCGTGTTGTTGAAGACGCGGAGCATGGGGATGATGCCGTCAGACTTGCCCTTGGTGCCCTTGATTTCAGAGCCGTTGGCCCGGATGTTCGAGCAGTGGACGCCTATGCCGCCCGACCACTTGGAGATGTGGGCGCACTCCTTGAGCGTCTCGAAGATGCCCTCGACGCTATCCTCCTTCATGGCCACCAGGAAACAGCTGGACATCTGGGGGTTGGGGGTGCCGGCGTTGAATAGGGTGGGTGTGGCGTGTGTGAAGAACTTTTGGGACATGAGGCGGTAGGTTTCGCGGACGCGCGGATAGTCATCGCCATGGATACCGAGCGCCACGCGCATGAGCATGTACTGGGGCGTCTCGCCCGGAAACAGGTAACCCTTCTGTAGGGTCCGGAGGCCAAAGTATCCAAAGGTATAGTCGCGCGAGTGGTCAATCTCGGCGTCCAAGTCGAGGAGCACGCACTTTATGAACTGATCACTCACGTAGCCTTTGGCGTGCAGAGCGAGGGCACAGGTCGAAAAGCAAAGGGGGCTGGTCTTGTGCATGTCGCTGACGGCCACACGGGTTGCGAGCGTTTCATAGTCGGGGTTTTCGGTCATCAGGTCGATCGCCACGTCGGCGCTCAAAGAGTCCACGGCGCTCGTGTTGATTCCGTCATACATGTTCGAAAAGACCTTCTGGGCGACCCGGTCCGGCTGGACGTCGAGCTTGGGCCCGTGGGGGCCGGCCTCGCACAGCTTGCGGAGACGGGCCGTCACCTTGTCGAACAGCATGGGCACCTCATCACCGTTCCTCTTGATGACCTTCATTGAAGTTTACGCGTCTTATTTTTTTATCCAGGTCCATGGTAGTACACGATGGCGACGAAGCTGCAGCCCAGCCCGTTGACCGACGCTTTCTTTTCTGAATTTAACCGTGGACTTTTGCAGCGGTCCATGCAGGCTGATATCAAGGCCCGGACAGGCTACGCGATAGACACGCAGAATGACGCGGATCTCCAGGCTCTGATGAAGCGTGTCTACGTGAATATGGCCGTGGACCCGTTCACGGACGTGCGCGGTCAGATCGACCGCATGAACGCCGTCGTCGTCCGCGAGGCCACGGCGACCATCACGACGGGCGTCCTTCAGCACATGGTCTACCTGCGTGATATTGCGAGCAACCCAGTGCCGCTGGCGCCTCCTCTCAACACGAGCACCTACGGCATGAAGCTCCCCTACAACTTTAAGATTGGGTCCTGAGTACGGTTCACGTAGTGAACCTCCTCCGCGGAGCTCCATAAAGTTCTAGACTCCTAGTAAATGAGACCACTCGATGACATCCTTATCGGTTTTTTCATATTCTTCGCCATCGATCGGCTTGTGCGTCTGTTCAGCAATACAGTGGTGGCGGGCACTCTCAGGTCGCGGGGCGCCAGTCCGGACTCGATAGAAAACTGGAAGACGGGTATCGAGGCGGTGATTCTGGGCACGGGTGTCCTGCTCGTGTGGCGTTATAGACATATGCTGAACCGCTTAAACAGATCGTGAGCTCTATGAATAAGATGAACCAGTATCGCGATGAGACGATGTTGATGTGTAAACACAAGGGATGGGACAAGGCTCCCGTGAGTACCGTATGGCTGCTCTTCACGGAGGAGGTGGGGGAGCTCGCCTCGGCCATCAGGCAGTATCACCGGGCCTATCGCAAGTCTGGGCTCAAGAAGGACAAGGGGACGGACGTGGTGACGGAGATGGGTGACGTGTTCAGTTATTTATTTCAACTCGCGTCAATGCTCAATGTAGATCTGGACCAGATGTGGTCGGTCCACCGGGAAAAGGTCCAGCACAAGGTGTACAAAGAGAAAAATGTCGGCGTATGTTAATGGCGACGGCTTGGATGATTAGTGATGACTTGGCCATCAATAAATTTAACCCGTACACGTGGTCCGGGACGTTTGGCGTGCCGTCGGACGGTTCCAAGTGGAAGAGCGACGGCACCTACACCGTCGAGATTGACGAGCGCCCGACCGTATACACCGACGCCAACCCCGCACTCAAGGACTTCAACCCGGTCCATTTGATGCGCTCGGGTCCTATGTATCTTAAAGAGATGCCCGGGAAGGCGGCACCTCCTTTTAACGGCTTCCCTGCCCGCAAGTACGAATTTGATAACGGCGTCACGACGTGGAATCGCCCTGATTTGTCTCGTGGCTCGCGTGCCGAGTACGCGTTCCAGGAGCCAAGAGCCAAGACGTGGGATCTGTGGCTCGTCTTGCTGATCCTCATCGTGGCCGGTATCATTTACTCGCGTAGGGGCCGCTAGATGGATGCGACGCGTGGAGCCACCACCTTGATGAGCTTTTTTGCTAAATTTTCCTTTTCAAAAAGGGCACGTTTATCCAGCCCGGGACAATAATGCGTCTCGAGCTGAATACACCTGGCACAGAAATTCCCCGTGCACTCCTTGCATGTCAAAAACTTCGGGCGGTGCGGGCACTTCCAACCCGGGCTCGGGGCGGATTTCATCTAGTACTACTTGACATTTTGGAACGGCCGCCACGTCCCACTGTACTTCACACAACCCATTTTCTCGCGCCCGTAGGACCCCATCCCAAAACTTTTGCATTGTTTCCAGGTGCTTGGCGAACCACTCGCGGTCGCGCGTGACCCGCGTCACCATGAAAATCTCGGGCTGATCCACCTCGGCATGCACCGGTGGGAGGCCGTGCTCGGTCCAGGGCCCCTTGGTCGGCACATAAGCCTTGCAAGCCGGCCGGTACTGCACGAAATCACAATTTTCAAAATCAAGAATTTCGAGCAAGAGCTGGATCTGTGGCAGATAGTGCTTGGGCACCTTGTCCTCGATCTTGCGCGTCAGTGGGCACTTGATCTCCAAGAGGATCCCATCCTCCGTGACGCCGTCAGCCGACCCCCCGAGGAACGGGTACTTGGGGTGCTGCACGAGCCCAATCTCGTGTGACTTTTTACCACAGCGTTCGTCATAAAGGTCGCGTGCCACTGGTTCCAAGAGGGTGCCATGAGCCGTGGCGGCATTGCCCGCCCAGGCCGTCTTGAGCACCTTTTTACGCAGGAGATCATCCGGCCGTTCATAGCGATTGTGACCGAGCGCACTCGCCACGTCACTGGCCGTCAACATGGTCTCACGGAGCGCCAGCCACTCGGGGCTGCGCTGGTCCGCATACGTTCGCCCCAGTAATTCGACCACTTTGGGATCCATTTGTTTTGAAACGCCGGTCCGTCTTAAGTAGTAGTTGTGCTGCGTTCTGCTCAGCCTGCTTCTTGGTACTCGCGAACCCACAACCTAGTTCCTGGCCATCCACGATGACCGTTACCATGAACGTGCCGTCCCGGTGAGCGTCGACCCTGTAGTCGGGAAGGGCGAGCTTTTCCGCCTGACACCACCTCATGAGTTGATCCTTGTAATTGTCGTCCGTGAGGTTGGTCTCGACCTTTTCAAAAGACTCGATGATGAATCGCTTGGCATGGACCATCCCGAGGTCAAGATATACAGCCCCCACGAAAGCCTCAAAGACATCCTCGAGAATCTTGGGATTGGTATTCCAACCGTTGCGCATACCCTTTTCATCCATGATGATCCATTTGTCAAATTCGAGCGTCTTGGCGATCGATGCGAGCGTCGTGCCCCGCACCATCTTCGTACGGGCCTTAGTCAGGAACCCCTCCTGCTCCTTTTCATGCTTATCAAACAGGAACTTTGTCACGACAAAACCTAGAACGGAATCACCCATAAATTCGAGCGTCTCGTACGAGGACCCGAGGTTCTCAAAGCGCTTAAGTGCGGATTTATGGGTGAATGCGCGTATGTAAAGTTTTTGATCTTTGATCTTGGTTCCCAGAAGCGCGTCAAGGACGCTTCTGGGAGGACCTGGGATCGGCTCCTCCATGTTGTTATATATTATTACACTAGGTTTAAGCCGGTCAGCGCAGCTGACCACTCTCTACTTCTTCGCCACCTTGGGACGCGCAGCCGCCGGCTTCTTCTCCGTCTCGGCCTTCTCCACGACCGGCTTCTCCGCCTTGATGTAGTGCTGGTTCAGGTACTTCTGGATGTTCAGGAACGTCACCTGGGTACCCTCCGGCACGTTCAGCAGTGCCTTCAGGGTCTCGTCCAGGCTGATGTTCTGGCCAGCCTTCAGCGCCTTCTCCGTCACGTAGGCATTCACCGCCTTGGTCACGGCCGAGCGGGAGATCAGCTCACCGGCCGGCAGACTCAGGAACTTGTGCAGAGCCTCGGTCACCTGCTGGGGCTTGTTGAAGCCGTTGTTCTGGGCACGGGCCGCCTTCTTCTCACCCGTCGGGTCCTCAATGTCACCCAGGACCTTGCGGACCATCTTACGCAGGGACTTCAAGTCCTTCTGCAGGGCCTGGACATCAGCAGCAATAGTCTCGAGCGTGGCAGGAGTAGACATCTTCTACTATGTACTGGGCTCGAGTCTTTAAACCAGGAGTAGCGCCATGAAGACCATCAGAGCCACGAGAAGCAACATGAAGAAGAACCTTCTGTGATATGGGGGTTCAGGTGTCCGTGGGACGGGGTCGAACGGCGCCTCCCATTTCCGCCACGTCGCCATATCACTCGTCTTGAGTTCCTCACCAAAGCCAGGGGGTAGATTCACACCACGCGTTTGTTTATATTCTCCAATCATTGATGGTGGAGACTCTGAGCAGGCGGGGTTGCAGCACCCAGGGGCGCATGGATGGACGATACCGTCCTGTCGATCTATCCAGCCGCAAAACGTCCCCGTGAGGCTGGGCAGACACATGCACCGCGTGTCGCACATTGATATCTAACGAGAAATTAGTCGGTGCGCCCAAGCAGTCTTTGTTTAAAAATTTTCAATTACTAAAGATGGAGTTTGGTGCCCCAGTGAAGCTGCCAGACGGTCGCCGCTTCCTCAAAATCTCTGGTTGCGTGATTCAGTTGAACAACGTCAAGGTCCAGGAGGGTCTGACCACCGCCAACCCGACTCTTGAAGTTCCCGAGTCTCTTCAGGAGAAAATCTCGGTCCTAGATGAGGAGATTGTTTCCCGTGCCAAGGCGGATAAGCAGGCGTGGTTCGGCGCGGACCTCAAGGACGACACCATCCAGGGCGCGTTCCAGTCGAGCTTGACGGACGGCACGCTCAGCGCCAGCCTCGCCAAGGTCAAGGGTGCCGTTGTCACCAAGGCGTTCGACAGCCAGAAGGCGGCCATCGAGCTCGAGACGATCGGCGAGGGCGCGCAGTGCGATGTGCTGGTCGAGCTGGCCGGTCTGTGGTTCCTGAAAAAGTCCTTCGGTGCCGTGTGGCGGGTTATTCAGGCACGCGTCCGCGCAGCCCCCAAGGCTCCATCTTTCCCTACCCAGTACATGTTCGAGGACGAGGTCGAGGAGGCGGCAGCAGAGGACGATCCGGCCGACTACATTGACTGAAAAAATTATCGGTACCTATTAATAAATGCTGAACCGCAAGACTATCGTGGCACTGGTCCTCCTGGCGATCCTGGCATTTGTGCTGTTCGCACCCCAGATGAGCTTCTTCGCACAGGCGGCCGGTGGTGTCCAGGGCGACGGTCTGGCCCGCCCGGGTATGACTCTGAACGCCGCTCCAGTGGACGGCAGCGCCGCCTCGTCCTATGACGTGTCCGCCGCAGGCCTCATTCCCCGTGAGGTGGCGGTGACTGAGGATTTCGGCAAGTTCGCCCCGGATCAGATCCTTCAGGGCCAGAACTACCTGGACCCGCGCAGCCAGATTGGCTACCCGGAGACGATTGGTGGTGTCCTGCGCAACGCGAATCAGCAGTTCCGCAGCGAGCCGACGAACCCCCGCGCCCCCGTCAGCATCTTCAACCTCAGCACGATCCCCCCTGACACGATGCGCCCGCGCTTCGAGATCAGCCCCGAGTACGCTTAATTGCGTCAGTCCTTGGTTAAATAAGTGATGGGTAGTTAATAGATGGCCGACTTTGCCCAGGTTATGAACGAATGGATTACTCTTAAGACGCAGCTTTCGGCGGCCCGTAAGGATCTCGCCGTGCTCAATAAACGTGAAAAAGAACTCAAAAAGTTTGTGACGACGCACATGGCTCAGAACGATATCGACACCGTGAAGGTCAAGGACAAGGTCAAGGTGAACCTCAAGACGAAAAAGACCAAGGGTGGCATCACCAAGGATGTTATCCGCGTGGGTCTTATGAATTATTTCGAGCAGGATGCGGCCCGGACAGATGGTGCCCTTTTGGCCATCATCGCGGCTCAGCCCGTCAAGGAGGTGGCTTCGGTTTCGGTAAGCGGGCTTAAGGCTTAGGAACCCTAAACAAACAAGTAAACAATGGGTCTCGGTGACGAGTACTCACGCGACGCTCTGTTCAGGCGATCGGGTCACAACGACTCCGACTCGGACCCCGATCGTGAAGAGAGCCCTGAGCCCCTCCATCCAGAGGATTGGGAGGCGATGTATTGTGATGAAATTTACGCAGACGTGTGTCGTATCCAGGGTTTCGCTTGGGACAACCACGCCCTAGTCCTGGCGCGCTATGGCGTGGCCGAATACTGTGACCTATTGCATAACCAGGACAAGTGGTGGAAGGATGTCAACCTCAAGATGCCCATTGTGGCCCTCTGGAAGGGCCTCAATATGCAGAACGAAACGGATGTTCAGGCTTTTCAGAATTGGCTCGAACATTATATCCAGCTCTACTAGTAAAAGATGCTTGACTTGGCCGCCCCTAAGGTGGCTGTGCCTGCGACTGTATTCATGATAGTCCAAGCGCTCGATCAAACGCGGGAATATGCCGCATTGCTCGTGCCGCTCATCTCATGGGTCATCATCAAGTTTATCCTCCGCCTTACCTTGACCCGTACCGACATCATCGTGACGGGCGTCCTTGCAGGCCTTATCGGTGCCACCCCCGTGCCCGTCGACGCAAGCATCGTCGTGGTCCTCAAGGGCGTCGTCTTCCTCTTTATATTTTCGTATTTAAGAATTGCCTTTCCTACTTATTATTGAGCAATGAAATGGCTCGTCTTAGGGCCGGGTGCGATGGCCTTTTATGCGTTCCTTGGGCAAATGTCCCAGATGGACCTGAGTCAGATCCAGGGTGTGAGTGGGGCGAGCGCGGGTGCGATCCTCGGGTTTCTATGGGTCTTGTTTGACGGGTCCATCCCGGACGTGCTCGACTTTGCACTTCATGTGCCGATTGCTAAACTCATGAAACCAAATATAAAAAACTTTTTAAACAATTTTGGACTCGTGCCGATGCACGAGATCCGGCGGACTCTATCCAACGCAATTTTTAAAAAATTTAAAATGAGGGATGTGACCTTCGGTGAGTTGTGGAACAGGCGTCCCGTGGCCCTATACATGTCGGCGTTCTGTACCGATCGCGGGCAGACCGTCTACTTTTCCCACGAGACGCATCCAGGGACGAGCGTCGTCGATGTGATTTGCGCGTCGATCGCCGTACCCTTCCTGTTCTCGAGTGTCAAAATTGGGGACTGGCGCTACGTGGATGGGGGATTTCAAGAATCCCTACCCGGCCTGCCCTTCGTCACCAAGCCGCTCCACGAGGTTGTTGCGATCCGCCACATCTCACCTTCACCCAGTGGTCCCTCGGCCTCTCTACCGTCTTACATAGGTGATATATTCGCAGGGGTCATGCGGCTGAGGCACGCTTATCCCTATCAAAGTTACTGTATAGAAAGTGATGATATTGATATATTTGACTTTGGGGCGGATGGTCTTGAACTCTTCGTCTTCGGACAAAAATCTCGACGATTAGTAAATGAGACACATAATCCGATCGGGCTACACGATGCACCGGACCCCCAAGAAGATCACCGTCAAGGCGATCCCGGGGCGCAAGTCCTACACGTACACGCGGAAGGCGGGCTTTACCCGCGTGAAACCAGTGCCGACCTACGATGTGGGGGCGATCGGCAAGGGGCCGAAGCTGATAGGCCGGCTGAAGAAGGGCATGCTGACCTCGTACGGGTACCACCCGGTCGAGGCCAAGACGAACCGCTACAAGGCGCTGAGCAAGGCGATCAGCAAGGGCAAGGAGGCTCCCCTGTCCGTATTTCGCCGTCTTCAGGCGATAGGGACCCTGACCAAGCGCACCCTGCCCCGCGCGTCTCGTATCTACAAGGCTGATGCCAAGTGGGTCCGCGACAAGTACGCATCCGGGTTCAAAAGTAAATCTCGCTAAACTATAAATGGCTATGATTCCAGGCGGCCTCGGCGCTCAGCCCGGTGCGGGTGCGATGATGGTGGGTCAGGCGGCCCGCGGTTTTGGTGGTGCCATGTGGCACGCGCTCCGCGCCGGCGCGGTGATGGCCCCGCAGGCGGCAGCCCCCGTGACCATCCAGATGCCCGCGGGCGGCATGAATGCGGCGAGCGCGGCAGCCATGACGGCCATCGCGGCCCAGGTTTCCGCCGAGACGGCCGCGTTTATTCAGCGCGTGTCCCCTTACGTCAAGGGTTCGTTCTACGGTTTTGCGATTATCCTGTGCCTCGTCATCATCGAGAAGGTTTATAGCGGTCCCGTCGGCGCCCTGCTGATGTCGGCCGCCAAGGGGCTCATGGTCGTCCTGCGCGCGGGTGCGCCGGTCGCACGTGCTGGCACCGTCAAGTTTGTCAAGGCGGTCGGCCGTCTGCTCAAGGCTCTGTACGCCCTGCCCGCCCACATCCGCGACGCCATCCTCGAGCGCGTGGCCGCTGTCCAGACCTGGGCTCATCGCAAGATTCACACGGTCCGCGAGGGTCTGGCGGTCGTCCACGGCTACGTCAAGTCGTCCCGCAACGCAGTTGTCGGCACCATGCGGCGATCCCTGGCCCGCGTCAGAGCGGCGGGTGCCCGTGTCCGTACGACCGTCGGTGGCTTCCGCCAGCGCCTCAAGGTCAAGGCCAAGGCCAAGGAGAATGCAGCCACCATGGCCCGCAACCAGAAGATCCGCGCCAACCTCGCGGGCATCAACAAGCGCGTGACGGCCAACGAGGAGCGCCGGATCCAAGCCCTGATCAACAAGGTCAAGCGGACTTCGGCCCCTCTGACCGGCCGGGAAAAGCGCGAATACCTCAAACTCACACGCCGCGAAGAAAAGGCGGCCATGATGAACGTGAACGGCGCGGCGCGGGCCCTCACGGCCCTTCGCGGTCGCCGGAGTCACTAAGGGTCACACGGTTTTTATGAACTGCCAGCGCAGCTCGTGGCACACGCCCCTCCAAATTTCATCCTGTTTATAGAGCTTCTCTTTTGACTTGAGGAGCGGGAAGCACGGCAGGTAGTCGTCCTCGCCGAGCAACTCGCAAAACTTGTACAAAGTGTACGAGTAGCTTAAAAAGTTTTTACGGTCCTTTGGCCGATGTTTCTCAAATGGTTTCTGTATCTGATGGAACATGAGTCGTAGCCGGTCTTCAAGTGCCTGACTCATTGTAGGGGGCTGAATCCCGTTGAGAATCGTCGTGATGTATGGCACGTGCTCGTAGTATTTTGACTTGTCCAGCTTTTTGAGCAGCGCCTTGACCTTTTCATGAGTAATTTCAGAAAGTTCTTTTATTTTTTGTTTTCTAAATTCAGCTCGTAGTTGATCGATAACATCGGGTGGTACGCTCGTCGACTCCTTGGCCTGGAACTGACTGACCCACTCGTTGAAGTGGTTCTCGCGTTTGTACGAGTAGACGATGTTCTTTTCCATCTCCTGCTCCTCCTTGAACCCAATCTCCTCTCCCTGCACGTACTCGACGTAGCCACACTCCACGCACGAGTCCTCGCTCTGCGCCTCGTCAAAATTGAATGAAAAGTTGGCCCCGCAGTTCGGGCAGGGCTTCCGCCACTTGTCGACGGTCCTGGCCGAGCCGTACACCTCCTCGATCTCGGCCAGGTATGCCTGATAGATGTCCTGACGCTGCACCCCCTTCCGTGACGATATTTTGATGTTGGCCACGGTCCGCGTGCTCGTCTCCGCCGTCGACTCTTGATGATACTCCTTTATAAAGGGTGACGTCCGTGCCATGTATTCGAACATCTCGCTCTCGATGGCCGGTACGTCCCGTGGGTCAGCCGCCGCAATAAGATCCTGAAACTCACGCACCTTTTCGTTGAAACGCGCCTCCATCACTAGGAATATTTCCTCGGAAACTTTTATATATGGACATAGTCTACTTCTTTTGGCCCAAAAATTTCAAAATTTTAAACATCTACGAGGTCCAAGATCGAACCCTGACCGAGGTTTGCTCCGAACCCCCCGATGGCGTCACACGGGTCACGCGGTACCTGCTCGGCGGCCGGGTTCACACGTGCCTCGGGACGTCCTGGCCGCCCGTGGGTCACACCATGCGCTTACCAATCGCGAAAGCATGGCTCGAGTCAACAGGCCGTGACGTCACAGACGACATGAAAAGACTCGAGGGGCCATCGTGGCTGGTGGGTTCTCGCTGGGTCCCTCTACTCCCCAGGGTCACGTTCTCATGTGGTCTTGGATCTCACGGAATTAATTTTAATGTAAAAGTTTTTAAAAGATTTCTTCTGAAGGATGAGGGTTCGATCAGGATCGATTTCAGTCCATTTTTGGAGCGAGGTAAAACTTGACATCTCCGAGGTTGGCGATGCCGTACCGGAACACGATGGGCATCTGATCATCACTCGAGTCCTGCATGAGCTGGACGCTCGAGCACAGCCCCGTCGCTTTTGTGAATAGGTTGATATACTTGAGGTTGTACGTGGCGCTCGTCCGCGTCTTCACCTCGTCCCCAAACTCGAGGATCGTCTCCTGATCCGCAAAGTCCCCACGGCACGCCAACTCGAGCTTCGTCCCGTGCCGTGTGATCGTCATGTCGTTCGCCAAGTTGCCCATGTCGCGCGCGACCCTTTGAAAGTCGATGCTCGGCATGGTCGTGATGACGTCCATACAAATGTCCGGGACCTCGAGGATATCCTCGTTAATGTCGAGAAGCTTCAGCTTGAAATTCGTCTTGGACTTTTTGGCCGCATTCTCAATCACACACTCGAGTGAGTCGGTGTCCTTGATAGTCATCGTCAGCGTATCGGACGGGCCTACCGACTTGAGCAACTTGTACGTGTTGGCCATGTTCAGACCGGCCGCAAACTCCGCCGGACAAGTGTACTCTTCAAAGTTCTCGGCGGCCAAAAGCATATGGACCAGCGTCACACGGGCCGTATCCAGCGTCAGGACCTTCACCCCAGCGGGCGTGAAGTAAACATTCACGTCATTTATGATATCCTTGAGAACCTCAAAAATACCTTTAATAGCCGAGGCCTGAATAGTCTTCAGGTGCATCCTTGCCTTTTACTTGTCCGCACTCTTTAGTTGATAAGCCTCCTTTGGATCTTTGCTAATCTTCTCTTTGAGTTCGGCGGTCAGCATAGGTTGCATCGAGGTTCCGTACGCATCCAGGCTGAACATATCCGGGCCGCCCTCGTCCCCGTCGAGCGTGGCACAGAACACCCCCGCACCATCCCACATCTCAATCTCCTGGGGAATCATAGACTCTAGCCAATTCTTAACCTCGGCACCCACGAGAATCTGGCCACTGGACGTGATGAGCGTCGGCACGCGCGTCACCTTCTCCGTCTTGGGTCTCCCCTGCGTGGTGACGTTGTGGAATCGAAGCATCTGCCCGAGACTCGGGTGCTCCTTGACGAGGCTCAAGACATCCATGCAGTACTGACATTTGTCACTGAAGACCAACAGGGCCATCCTATTAAGTCGCTCTTCTTTTCTTCATTTTTTTTGGACGCATCAAGTAAATGAAGGCTGACATTGTGATACTCGGATCGGTCGCCGCCATCCTCGGAATCCTGTTCCTGAACTCGTCCTCGGTCGCGGGTTTTGCCGAGCCCGTCACGCCACAGGTCCCCCCGAACGTCATCCAGGTTATCATCGAGGCCCTGCAGCGCCAGGAGCCCTGGCTGCAGCCCGTCGAGACCATCTACGTGACCCCCAAGTCCGGTGCCCAGAGCGGTATCACGTACGACGCCCGTCTCCTCTTCCTGGACACGCGCGGATTCTTCGGCGTCCAGTACGACGTGACGGCCGGCGTTTCTCCGGAGGGCGCGGTCCAGATCCTGTCCAAGACGAGCTCGAGCTCGCCCGACCGCAGCGGCCCCTTCCAGTCCTACGCGCCCGACAAGTACCAGCCATACGAGGATATCAACCAGGCCCTGAACGAGCAGCTCACAAGCGTCCTCGCGGCGTCGCGTCAGCTCCCTGGTAAACAAGTGCAGTTTTAATAGAAGGGATGATCAGTGCATCCGAAATCGCAAGCCGGGAACAAGCCCGGCGCAACCTCCGTAAAGAAACGTACCGTGTCATCATTGACCAATTTTCTCGAAAAATTCAGGCTGCGTCCGAACGCCGCGAGTCGTCCGTGACCCTCGTCGTCCCCCCTTTCGTCATAGGGTTCCCCATGTACCCCTTTGACGAGGCCCTCGTGTACCTACGGCGCCAGCTCGTGATTTCCGGGTACTCTGTGAGTCAGGGGCTCGAGCCTGGTCAGTTCGTCGTGAATTGGCAAAAGGCCCGACCCAAGGCGGCGCCCGTGGCGGCCACGGGAGGAGACACCGCGGACGACTTTTTTTCAAGCCTCGCGAATTTGCAAAAGACGGCCCAACAGATAAGGTCTCGGGGCAAGTAACTGATAGGAATGAATCATCGTATCTATCAGGCCCTTCTTGAGAACCCCCGCGTGCCCATCATCATCGCGCATGGGCCGGCGGGCACGGGTAAAACGATGATGGCGTGTCAGGCTGCGACCGCCAGCCAGCGCCACGACCGGGTGATCATGACCCGTCCGGCCGTGTCAGTTGATGAGCAGCACGGTTTTCTTCCCGGAAACCTGAACAAAAAGATGGAGCCGTGGATTGCACCGATGACGGACTACCTGCAGATCACCAAGCGGTCCAGGATCGAGGTGTGCCCCCTGGCCTATATGCGCGGGCGCACGTTCGATAACTCGTGGATCTTGGCCGACGAGATGCAAAACTCAACGCCAAACCAAATGCGCATGGTCCTAACGCGCCTCGGCCGCGACTCCAAGCTCGTCATCACTGGCGACACGGGCCAGCACGACCGCGGGTTTGAAAAGAACGGCCTCCTGGACCTCGTGACGCGCCTGGCCGACTCGCCCATACCCGGCATCGAGGTGATCAAGTTTACCGAGTCGGATATTAAGCGCCACGAAATCATCAAGGAGATCCTGCGGCTCTATGCGGGTGTGCCGGTCGCGGTGCGCGTGACGAGCGCGCCGGTCGAGGTGCGCGGTCACGTCATCCCGGCGCACCGGCCGATCATGGCGTTCCTCATCTGCATGCAGCGCGACGAGCGCTCCTTCGAACGGCCGCTCGAGTTCCTGCCCGAACGATGGATGGAAGGGTCGCCGCTGCGCATGGACCTGTCTGCCTCCATGCCGTTCGGTACCGGGCCGCACATCTGCCTGGGTGAAACGGCGGCGAAGCTCATCATGCGGCGCA